GTCTAAACTTCATTCCTAAGCTATCATTAATAATATGGAAGATATAATCAAAAGATAATTCATCCAGAATATTAGCGATAGCATTATCCGTATTTACATTATTAATTGTCTGATTCTGCATCAGCTGGGGACTGATCATTTACCTCATCCTCCTCTACTTCCTTTGCAGCTAATTCGGCAAATTTTTCTTTGATTTCTTCTGCCGCTTTATCAACTTCTTCATTTTCGACTACCGTACTAGTAAATTCGACATCTACCTCTTCTGCAGGCTTTCCGAATCCATTGGCCTTACTCCACTTACAATCTTCTCTCTCGCAAGAATTGCAATTATAGTCACACTTCTTAGAAGCTTTCTCAATCTCTTCTTCAGATGGCTCCTGCATAGTCATCTCTACATTGATATGGCAGTTATTCATAGAATTTACTACTTCATTAGGAACAAAAACAAAGAACTGAGCAATGCTATATACTTCTCTAGTCTTCTTGAGTACTAAGAGAGCATTAAACTCCTTATCATCTCCACTCATTGACACGAGATTGATCTCACACTTCTCATCATCTGCTCCATCATAGATCTCTGCCCTTACTCCATCTACTAATGTAGCCTTGCAATTCTGCTCACGGCATACTGGCTGTAAATCACGATAGAAAGCCATACCATCATTATGACGAACCTGCCCTAAGTTATCTACAAATGTATTGGCAATCTTTGAGGCAGCATCATCATTAAGTCCTTCAATATTTATCAGAATAGCTGTAAAGTTCATCATTAATACCTCCAAAAGAATATTTAAGTTTATATAGAGCAGTTTAGTTTAAAATAAAAAAATACGTGGGGTCAAAGCCCCACGCATCCTTTATCTGTAATCTGAAATATTTTTAAAGTTACTTCCTAGTGATCCTTGGTAAACATCATACTCTTTTTCCTCGTATGGATCATCCATATATAAGCTATCAGGCATATCTCTATATGGTCTGGTAGCCATTGGGCCTAAGTTTTCTGGATCCAAATGATACTGAGTAATATAAGCCTTTCTAGCTAATGGATCGTTATCTAGTAAATCCTGAAGAGACTTCTGATCTTTCTCATACTCTTTCTTCTTGAAGTCAGCCATAGTAATAAACTTAACTGAGCCTATCTGCTTAAGTTGTTCTTCTATACTATCAGATGCCTTAGAATCCATATTAAGATCAAGAGTTACTCCATAGTCATGATCTAATTCTATAGTAGCTTCATCTAATTCTTGGTCTGTCTGTAGAGTAGTCTTATATATACCCCAATTGGATATACTCTGGCCATCATACCATACATATAGAGCTTGCATATATGAGAACAATTGGTCATCATGCGCATCTGAAGCATGTTCAATTCTACCACTCTTCTTATACTCAAGAGTCTGAAGTTCTTGATGTAATATTGGAGCAATAAATTTATCCTTATGGAATTGAACTCTCTGGAATAAGATCTCAAATAATCTATCTCTGACTTCTCTAGTATTAGTACCAAATTGCTTAACCTTCTGAGGTCTTCTAATAGATTTACCATTCTCTACTTTTTCTTCTAGTACTCTTTCCTTAATCTCATAGTATAAATTCTTCTTAATCTTACTCTTGACAAGCATCTGTAATACAGATCCACCCCAACCACCATCTCGCTCGATATTTACTACAGCATTTCGCATATAATTATATACTAATTGCTCTAATAGTCCAGCAGTATCTGGCATAGATATATAATTACAATTGAATGTAGCACATACCTTGGTAGTCTTGGAATCAATTACAGTAATAGCAGTAGAGTCAGACTGATATCCACCAGCTACATCGACTCCTACAATAGGAGGATATTGCATATTCTCTATTGGTGACCAGATCTTAACCTGATATTGTCCAGCATCTCCAAATAGCAGAGTAGATCTAGGCTCTTTCATGCACAGGGATTCAATAGTCTCAAGATCTTCTGGTTTGAATGGGTTATTAGTAGCAGCTTTAGACCACTCAAGTAAGATCTCGCGTCGGATAGCAGGATAATCGTACTCCATGTCGATACACATCTGCTTGAAGTACTCTTCTGTCTTTCCTAATTGCTGGTAAGAATAGATCACATGCATGAATGTAGATCTATCATTTGCAGCCATTAACTGATCTAGTTGCTGTCTATTGAAGTCGTAGTATGCTTCATTCCACTGAGTAGCATTCTCTTTAATAGAATAAGCAAATTGCCCTTCATCTTCTGTCAAAGATCCAGGTGTTGTAGTCAATAGGATACCATATGGAGCTCCTGCAGCAATAGCATTCTTTTTGGCAGTAGAGAATGCAGGAATAGCAGCCATGTACATCTCTCTATTATAATTAACGAAAGCAAACTCATCCCAGTACTGCATAGCGACAGTCATACCACGGGCAGAGCTACGTGCTTGAGCAGCAGATCTGCATCCAGCCATAGTACGAATCTTATTAAAGTTTGTAGGATGCTCCAATGTCTCTACAGTATTTCTAGCTTTGGCCTTAGATCCATCAGACATTATCATGGTATCCATCTTTAGATAACTAGGTAATACTCCTCTTAATTCCTTAAGATCTGTCAAGTTATCCTTTGCTCTAGAATGCTTCTGATGTATAAACAGAATATCTGAGTTAGAAGTTCTATAGTTGAATACCCAGAGATAATGAACTAATGCTCCTGTAGTCTTACCTACCTGTCGAGGCATCTCTAAGAATAGATTATAATTATTTAGCATTACAAAATGCATTGCTAAATTGCCTCTATTCAATACATATGGAGAGCCTCCACCTACAGGTCCACCTTCTGTAGGGATTCTTACTACTTCTCTTAAGTAATACCAGAAATTAGCCATAACCTCTTTCAAGATTTTAGCTTTAGTGATTGCATTAAGATTGGGATCTCTAGGATTCACTCTTAATAAATCACTATCATATAATATCAGAAAGAATGCATTATTACGCCTGCCTGTGGCCATTAGGTAATTATGCATATCTAAGAATGACTGATTAGTGGTGTTCCATTGATAAGTGACTGTACGAGTCACTTGCATGGGCATTATCATAAGCACACCTCCTTGTATCTGTATGTTTTTGGTAATAATAACTACGGGAAACATAGAGATAAATATTACGTAAGGAGGATTTGAATATGAATCATCTAATTTTACTCACAGAATCAGTAAGTACATATGCTACTACTGAGGTTAATGTCAATGCTTCTGATATTGGTATTATTGTTTTCTGCATATTCATTGCAGCTATTATAGTAATAGGATTTATAAGAAGGATTAAGAATGAAGGCGTGAAAGAGGTCATCAATGATGAGGCTATTTCACAGGTTAAGAAGATTCTTCAGAATCAGCTCAGTGAGATCTTAAATAATATTGGATTCACTGAGGACTATGAGACTTTCAAGAATGCTATGCTATATGAAGCATTATCTAAAGTACGTGCATATATTGATAAGAAGGGCGGATTAGTAGATAGTATTACTGATGAGATCAGTGATGATACAATCTTAGAATTAATCAATGAAGCCCTTAAATTATCTGGCATGGAAGATGATGTAAAGAAAGCATATGATACTTTCGTAAAGGCTAGAGTTGCTCAGATTGAAGCTACAGAAGATGAAGCTGCAGCTGCAGTAGATGAGGAAGGATATAGTACTGAAGAAGTAGAAGATGTTCCTGATCATACTGATGTAGAAATGAAAGATATTGTTGCAGAGCCTACTGAAGTAGAAACAGACGATACTGATGTATAAAAAGAGCAAAGGAGTAGGCTAAAATGCCTACTCCAATTTTTGTAAAATTGAAAATCTTTAAGTATATATAATATTTGTAAGTAGATATGACGATATCTACTTCCGTACGTCCCATAGTGTACAAAAAAGAATAGTCTCCCCATTGTGGCTATTCTTTTTTGTCATCTGATGGTACAAAACTCATATACATCTCCTGAGTAGATTGTTCTAAGTGCTGAACCATTCTACTATCTAATGCTTTATCTAATCCAATAATAGTATTATTATAGTAACCCAGATCTACATAGATAGTCAAGTACAATAGTTGAGGATCTATCTCCTCATCCATTACTATAGTAAATCTTTCCCAATCCATATGAGATCTTATTATACCATCTAGAGTAGGATCAGCAGTAAATAGTCTTACATCCAAATATGTGGCAGGAGACATACCAGTAGATTTAGTATGCTCAAATACTCTTCTAAATTCAGAATTATCCCCTATCATCTCATTTAGATCAATCTCTCCATGATTGTCCTCATCATACTCATATTTAGACCACACGAATTTCTCCCATCCCAGACTATTCACAAGTGGGATGTCTACGACCTTATATGTGCAAATATCATAAGACAACGAATCTGGATTGACTTCTTGCTTGGGTATTTCATACTTGGCAGGCTCTCTAGTATAATATACATAGAATTGAGGAGCAGCATATCTAAAAGTAGCACTCATATCAATATTATAATTAGTCCTGAGCTGTCCAGACATTTCCCCATCATCAGGTCTTAATTTCTCCATAATATTAGTATGCACATTCATCATAGGTACTCTTAAGAAGAATTCAAAATTGCCAGTTGCCTTTCTGAATTTGTACATAATTGGGAATGCCGAATGGGAGTTCATATATCTAGCAAACTTTATAGAATCTACTACTTTCTGTTTTTTCATGTCTACTTCAAACCCTGCACCTGCAGCAAGATTACAGATCACATCATTAGGAATATGGAAATCCATATCTCTATCCTGCGATTCAGTAGCTCCTATTCTAAACCATATCTCCATCTTCTTAAAGAGATCTAGTTGTTGAGCTCTAGAATATAATGATACTCTATAGTCTACTTTAAGCTCTACTATCTGCATATTCATCACAAGATATAATCCTTTTTCTCCATCCCTAAAAAATGAATCTCTGTTCCATGCATTAACCAGAATATTTGGCCCATAGTTATACATATGAACAGTATCCAAATCAAAGTCAAAATTCAACTGAGGAGTTATAGTAAGGAAAGGTTTAGCTTTCTTTAATCTCTCAGCTTTACCCAATTTTCTATAATCATCAAATACAAATTTCTCATTTATATGAATACTATCATAGCCATTTTCTTTTTTGAAATAATTTACAGGCATCTTAGAAAGAAACCAATCTCTAGCATATTCTACACCCATAGAATATGAGTGCATGAATGATGGAATACACAAATTAGAGTGCATCTGAATATCAAATCTGTCTCTCTGTTCACCGACAAACATATCTCTCGGATCTACTATTCTTACTGCCATAATATCATCCTCCCTTATACCTCGATGTTCAAATTAACAGATTTTGAGAAAAAAGAAGAGGCCTGCGCCTCTTCATTGCCACATACCGCCCTGCTTGTCCTTAGCATTCTCCAGGGCTTTCCAAACCTTCTGGCTAATCCCTAAATTGATAATGTCAATTACGACAAACACCATCCATGCTGCAAATCCAAAATAATAATCACTTGCATGAAAGATATTATACTTTATTATCAGCATAAAAGCGACAACCAGCAAAATATCTGATACAGCAATGTATGCAAATCCAACAGCTTCAGCATGGTTCAGTAATAATCTCTTGATTCTTCTTATACGATATTTCATATCTTCACCTCCTTCAGATTTATAATATATAATGGAGATGGGATAAAATTCCCGCCTCCATAAATCTGATTACAGTTTCATAGATACAAGTAGTGGCTGAGGACAGTACTGATGATTTGGCAATTTCATAAAAAGGATATCAAAGTAACTACGATAATAGAAATCATCATCACTTTTAATAACCATATTCTCTTCTGCAAATTTAAGATTTTTATGCTGATAAAAATAGCTCCTCATTACTTCTTCTGGAGTACTGCCATAGCATATAGAATAATTTGCATAACCACCCCATCCATTTCCATTTACTATCCTTATTAGTCTATAGCCAAGATAAATCTTCTTCTCTTTATCTTTCACTATTCCCATCCCCATTTCTTATTAATTTGAGCCTGCAATTGCAGATCTTCCTCTGTATAGAATTTCTTACCCATATTGATAAATGAGTTCGCATTAATTAATGTATCCCTCTGAGGGCATACATAATCATTAAACTTTCCATCATTTCTGGATATCTGCATAGCATTTCTCGGATTATAAATCTCATAAGCTCTTACAAAGAATGCTTCATTGATAATATGAAGAATATTTAATGCATCACCATCAAAATCAGCATTCATCATAGATAAAACTCTTAAAGGCAGCTTCATTACAAATGAATCTGTCATTCCAACGCAAAACATTTGTAGGATAGCGAATATTCACATAGGATCGCTACTCCTATGCAGTTCTCTTATGAACTTCCCCATCATTATAATGGGATACTAGGCTATATCTTCAGGACACCACCTCTGATGCCCTGCTGTACTGTTCGGGAACGCTGTTCCCTACTCTACTCACTTCAGAGATTTCTCTCCTTATTTTACTCAGCAGTACGGTGCTGATTAGCTTTCGATAGCCGTCGATCGGTATAAACCGAAGCTGATCTTACATTGTATCGGTACTTAGGATCTATCAATGATAGACTTTTATCTCACCATATACCATCCCAATACTTGTTTCTGACTTTCGTCTCCTTTCGGCAATTGGGCATTAGCAAGTTCCAGCAAATTTCGTACAGTAGTTTTAAGCTATGCATTGCTGCATAACCGGCCCTATTATGCTAAGCCATATCCTAACGTTGGGTTACGGTTCACTAAAACAGCAACCCCTCTACCATTATTTGAATTATCTATAATAGATTGAATTATTTCTTTAACTCTCTGGTCCACACGTAATGAACTGCGATACCAGATTCCATATGCTTCATCATATGATACATTATAGCTACGTCTGAGAATATTAATAATCCTCTGCTCAAGTACTATCACTAATTCATAATATGGGAGGATAACCTGATCGATCTCTAAGTTTGGATCCTGAATAATTACAGATCTACCGGTAAAATTATATCTACCAGATACTAAGTTTCTGAAGATTCCACGCTTACCCTCTAGTATGCTAATGATCTCATTATATAACTCCATATACTTCATCTGAAGTTTATAGAGATTTTGATCTTTCTGCTCCTTATTACGATCAAATCTGGTATTCTTCTTGTTAATAGAATGAACTATGGAGTTCATCATATTATAAATACCATTAGTTCCTTCATATTGCATAGATTTTCCAGTAACCTGGAATGGTCTGAGATGAGTTGTGAATACTGGAATAGAGTGAGTAAATACTTTATCTCTATCTTCTATGATCTGATCATAATATTCTCTCTTAGCAGGATTTAATCTTGCATAATATTGAAGAATTTCATCAAATCTATTTACAAATTCAATCATACCAATTCCATAATATGGTTCATTCTTTGGCTTATCCTGCAATTCTGAAATATTGCCATCTCTATCTTTTTCTCCTTGCACATTTAAAATATTATCTAATTTAGATTTCTTCCCTGCGCCAGATCCAAATAGAAATTCAATCTGCATATACAGAACTGGATGAATCACATAATATTCATCAAGTACCAACCATCCGAAATATCCAAAATCATCGTCCATATACTTAACTCTAGTACCACACTTTTCGCATTTGAGGCCTTGATTTATTCTAGAATGTAGATATCCGCACTCACATTTATATCTATCAATAAATGGATTCTGATCACCCAGAGTCTGCCCAAACTTAGATGAGAAAATTCCATTAGGATCTTTAAGATCTTTCTTGATGCCTCTAGCAGCAGAACAGATAAATCCTCTGCCTTCTCTAATATCTTTCTCCCTTTCTTGATCCAGATTAATTTTCTCCAATTGTGTAATATAAGTATACATTGGATCATCTGGATATTGCATATAGGTTGTTGGTTTATCAGTTGGAGATGATATCTCCTGCATGAATAATGAATAATCATTCATGTATTCTTGTGTTGTTGCCATATTACCACCCCTTCATATTACAGCTCTTCTCTCAATTCATCTACTGTATTCAAGATAACCTCGAAAGTAGCAGCTTTACCCTGTAACTTCAATAATTCTCCTGTGTTCTTTGCTAATTGATATTTTGAATAAATACCAGATGCCACTATCTTCCCAGTGGCATCAAATGCAAGAAACGTAAATAACTGTTCATCTTTTCTTTCCATCATAAATATCTCCTTTCGTTAATATATAAACTTTGTTTTTCACAAAGTTATTTCTAATCTAAACCTTCCTAGGCCATGCTATAGTATTGCATAATGGACATCTAGGATATTTAAACGTCGGGTTGATAATGATCATTTTGCCACATGAGCAAGTTGCGCTTACTGGCTTTAATGATTGGATATAATTAGATCCAGTCATGTACTCTGCTAATGCTTCTGGTCCTATACGATTAGATAATTTATCAAATGGTATAGAATTATAATTATATTTCTCAGGATCATATCCTTCTCCTTTTGCAATAGCATCAGTAATATTTTTTATAAATTCTTCATCAGTCATCTTTAAATTCCTCTGCTTTCTCTGATTCACTATTAGTAATTCCACTAATAGTGTTATCAATTTGAGTTTGCAGTCGTCTTTTAACTCTCTCTACAACTTCCATTGCATAATCATAATTATTGTCCATTTTAAATATCTCCTTTCTTGATATTTTGATTTAGTCTTCTAGTATATAATATATATTCAATATCATTTTTACTCAGAAAGGCAAACAATTTCCTCCTGGCCAACCACAGCCAGGAGGAGCGAGCAGTAATATGAACACAACAACACATCCGCAACAGGTTTGATGCATTGGGAGGTAAACGGACACAATCCATCCATTTAAAATCATGTTACTGTATGGATTTTTAATCATCCATAGAGAATGCTTTCCAAGGATCCATTTCTATTGTATGTACTACAGAGTCGTGGAATGCTTTCATGGCAATATTCTTCAGAGTAGAAGGAATTACATCAGTCATGATTCCTACATTTCTTACATTAGGTCCAAGTCTATACCAGATATTACCAGCACACTTAGAACAGAATGCTCCTTTGCATTTACACATGGAAGCAAATCTGAATTTGACTTTCTTCCCAATATATTTATCCATATTCTGAGAAGTAAGTTCCACTAATCCAGATCCTATAATCATCCAAGAATACATCCAGTCATCTACATTCTTTTCTGTAAGATCTACTGTGACGTAGTTCTTAGTATGACAATCAGATCCTTCATCCAATAGTCTGAGATGCTGGGTCATTGAGAGGAATAACTTCTCCCAATAGCCACCCATAGAAGTTTTCTTACCTCTAGAGTATGGTCCAGCAGATAATGAATTTGCTATCATGGAGTATTCCTCTGGGGCTATTCCATCCATATAATTAGAGAATGCAATATTATATGGTTTCTGAGCATTCGGATCTGGGTTCTTCATGGCACCCTTCATGACATACATATTCTTGAAGTTATTGCCAATATCTCCACCTGCTCCAGAGTTGAATCCATCCATTCCGGGGTCATTTCCAATATAATCTGTAGCATATTTAAGGAGTTCATTCTCCATATCCTCTACTACCTTTACATCACCTGCATCAAGGGCTTCTTTGTTCTGCTTAATTAATTCTTTCTTTCTCTTATCTATCTTATCAGTAAGAGTAAGCATCTCTGTAGACCAGCTACCTGATAATACAGTAACGAATTTCATAAACTCCTGTGTCTTCTCCAGAAAGTCTTTCAGATCTGCGATAGTAATTCTATCTTCCATAAGAGCATATGATAATTTCTTCTGCATTTTTCCATATGCTTTCTTAGTAACAGGAGAGTTTATATATCCTAATACTCCAGAAACATGTGGCTCAATAAAATACTTATTAAATACCCATAAACCAGCAGTGGTAGTAAAGGTATTCTTATTTGGTTTTCCACCTATTACAATCTTCCCAGGAGGTATTTTGAGTGTATCATATTGATTACACTTGCATTTTCCATCAAATTCTCCAAAGAGATCTAATACAAATGACTGAGATACACTCTCCTCGGTCATATTGAGGAGAGTGTCTAATACTTCCTGATTGGTAATAGGTTTAGATACTCTGGTGTTAGCCATAGTATAATCACCTCTTTTTAATAATACGTCTGATATGTGATCTCAATACCCTTGGTAAGATCAATCAACGGCTCATTTGACATATTAAACTGTGTTACAGGCAAGATATCCTGATACCATACATAACCATCTGGATCGGTTACCTGCCATGCCTGACATAATGAGAACTGGTTTACTAATGCAGAATTAATACCTGTAGTGGCAATGAAATAATCGCGGCAATCATCCTTAGTAATCAAGAGTACCGTCTCTACATAGAACTCAGCTTCTGTCTTGTTAGCAGAATTGAATACATTGGAATCAATAGCAGTACCATCAATATACTGAGCATACATCTGAGGATCTGTCTCAGGTTTCTTGAAGTAGTATGCATAGTAATCTGTGCCAACAGTCTTTCTACCAAAGTATACTTCTCTCATAGATGGAGCTAAGTCATTATCTACTTTCTGATATCTGAAAGGAATCATAGTAGATGGCTGAATTCTCTTGGTATAATCTACATCATATACCTGCGACTGCTCTACACCGCAACCTGCTGTACCTACACAGAATAAGCAAATCTTTCTTGCAGTATTCTGAGTAACAACTTCTGCAGGTGAATCAAGTGACATGTCTTCATTATATGTAGGAAGTGTAATGAGATCAGAAAGACCCCACTGCATTCCTGCAGTCCACTGAGCACCAGAGAGTAATGTCTTATTATGTAAGATGGTAGTTTCTCCAGTATCCAGATTCTTTACAATAATTCGTGTTCCCTTAGGACCACCCATAAATCTATCGGCAACCTGCTCAGTGATATTAGATCCATCAAGCAGAATTCCACTCTTATCAAAGACGAGTTTCTTCTTTATCATCTTAGATATCCTCCTTATACAATTTTATATAAATGTTTCGCTAGTCTAAACATATCGGATTGATACATTCTCATTGCTAATACCACTAGACTCTGTTATATGCATAGTATTCTTCTTACGAGCTCTTTCCTTAGTGATACCAACAATATCACTCTGATCATATACATATGCAATCTGAGGTACTTTATCAGTTATAGTATAGCTATCAGATAATCTAGTACTAGCTTTCCTAGATATAGTATCTTTAATAATGCCACAATCAGATTTGCCAGTATGATATTGCCTATAAGCTTTATACCATCTATCAGTGATCTCAGATCTATGAACTTCTATTCTGGTAGTAGATAATGATGATATTCTATCCTTATTGGGTAATACTTGCTCTTTGGGATTAAAGAAGCATTTAATAATAGCATCATCAATAATCAGGCAAGTATTAGTAAGTCTATCATCGAATACATAGATAGTATTCAAATCAAGTATAGTAACTTTGAAAGACTTAAAGAAGTTAATCATATCCATTACATATGTCTTGACTGACTCTATAGATGCAGCTGGAAGGCCTGCAAAGATATAAGGCACAATACCAATATCAATCTTTTCTTCAATACAGCAAGCTATATTATACAACTGATTAGCTATAGTATCATTCCTAGTCTCATCACTCTCTTGTATTACTGCTAGATACTTGAGGTATAAGTCAGACTTCTTATACTGAAGATATTCAGCAAAGCTTGTAGCTACAGTACCTTCATCATCTATAGTAAAATACTCAAGATTTATTTTGGTGAGCATAAGAGAATCATAGATCTTCTTATAGAGTCTATATATCTTAGCATTATTAGCCGTAACCATCTCATGTACCACATGATCATAGATATCCTTATTCGTAGTATATACATTCATCAACTGATTGAATGTGAATATACCATTGGTAGGAGCTTGCCATCCAGAGATTCCCATATCTTCGAATGTCTTTACTCCTTTCTCCCATAAATAAGTAGCTAATTCAGATAGATCGGCCTCAAAGTTGAATCCTAATATCTTTAGACTATCTTCTACATCTGTAACGATCACATCTTCTGTGCCATAGTATACATGGGCTAAGGCATACATGTAGATGAATGCATCCATAATAGTCATAGACATATCCAAAGTAGGCACATTAAACATCACCAGAGATTTATCTATATTATTATTCAATAATAGATTAATAAAATAGGTAACCTGGAAGAGGTAAGAAGACATATTGTATACTGACTTAATAGACATATACTTAGTCCTGAGCATATTGAAGTTATATGCTAAGATATCTTGTCTAACTTCATCCTCTGTATGATCACCTCTCCAATAGTCATCATCTCTAGTAAGCTCTTCATAGTCTAATATATTAGCATCAGTCCTAGCAGCATCATCAGGTAATTCATCTATACCAACTTTCAAGAATTGGAGAGAATAGCAAGCATCCAAGTCTTCTGTTTCTTCTCCTTCTTCATTTGTAGTAGTAGCGAAGATGTAATTACCATCAGAGTCTCTCTTTCTACTCTTCATCAGATAGTATTTAAATACCTCTATATTGTCGAAACCAAAGAGAGATACAATATCTACTATACATTTATCAGTAGACTTATACTTGATTAGCTTATTCAGATTTCTTACAAGAGATATTTGATATCTCAATGGTATCTCTGGGAAGAATTCTACTCCAGATGCTTCAAAGAGATACTGTACGGTTCTGACATCAAAGACATCTTTTCTGATTAAATACTCAGGTATCTCATTAATCATATCGCATACAGTCTGGAGAATAATCATTACCATCATGAATTTCTCATAATAGTCTGACTTATAATTATAAGCCTCATCATAGTAATATCTAAGATAGATAGTTCTATTAATCTCCAATAATTCTTGGAATCTGGATCTGAGTTCTTCATTATCACATTCCGGAACGTACAAAGGAGCGAACTTCTCTGCTTTTCTTGCATCATAGATACTAATCTTTCTCTTGCCGATATATTTCAGATAGGTATAATCTGGATATAGATCTATGAGCTCATCTAATACTCCACTACTCTCAAACGCTTCAATAATATTATCTGAGTATAAATGCACTGGCTTATTTTCTACCCAAAATGAATATAGACTATCTGGAACAAGTTCTTCAGGTACAGTTACTCCCTCATCATCTAATGGAGGCAATCCATTATATTTTCTATAGTACTCATTTTCTTCTTCATAGCTTTTCACATATGCTACTTTAATATTTTCAAGAAGCATATCTCTATACTCTTGAGGAATTAGAGTATTATCCCCAGTCCATTCATATATTTCCTTACTTGTGATATTTGGAATTACAGATAATTCTATCTCTCCAAATTTATACATCTCAAAGATAGATAATCCATCTATAGATGCTAAATAAAGATCAGATCTAACAAGAGATGAATCAGTCTCATTATTGTCAGCTTCTATATCATCTTTCAATACGACTCCATCATATAGCATTTGCTTACAATTATATATGATTTCATCAAGCATGGGGCAATCCGTTAATACTTTTTCAATATCCATCCAAAGTTTTCACCTCCATAATCAAATTAATAATATGTGGAGCTTCGCAAAAATAAGTGGCTGCCTATAACAGCAGCCACTATATCTTAATTACATCTTCTCAATGAGCTCTTTAGCAGCCTCTTCTGATAACTGCTTACCTTTGAATGCTTCAATTCTCTTCTTGAGATTGTTGCACTCTGCTGTATATGCAGCATCAGACATATGCTTCTCATCATGCTCAGACTTGTTCTTCTCAATGATCTTAACCAGATTCATATAAAGATTTACTGCCATTGGTCATGCCCTCCTTTTATATTTACTCAGACTTCTCTTCTGTATTCTCAGAAGCAGCTTCTGTAGTATCAGTAGCCTCTACATTCTCCGGATTAACCGGTTCCTCATTAACTACTTCATCTTCAACGCCTGCAAGTACCTTAAGATACTCAATATCAATAGTATTATTTGCTACATCAGCCTCGATATTTGTAGCCTTAGCATTAGCTTCAGCAGCATCTTCTTCAGCAGTATTCTTACGCGGAACTGCCTCTCCTACCTTCTCCGGATCATCCTTATCTGCATAATAGAAAGTATTATTTACGAAGTAATCGCCGATACCGCATGGATACTGTGTGCACTCCTGTGCAATAGCAGACTTTCCATAAATTGCTCTTGCCAACTGATTAGCCAGCTCATAGTTATCGCATACAATGATATTCTGAATCTTTGTGTCAAGAATATGCGCAAACACCTGATGTACTACCATCTCTCAAATCCTCCTTTATGGGTGTAATAATTTTATACATTATTAAATAAGATGTTGACTTACTGTAAGTCTATCATCATTCTAAGCCTACACTGATCCTGGTACTCAGGTTTAATCATATAATAGATATAAGCCTCAAGTACATCAAATGCATTATAGCCACGACCATAGATATAGAAAGTATTAATTCCATTCTCCGGATACTTTCCATACATATCCTCTACAGTAATGAAATGCTTACGATCTCTCTTTACTGTATAGAAGTCATCAATAACAGCAGAACACTGAGTACATGGAATGCTAGCTGCATTCTCCGGCTGCTTACCATAGTTTAACTGCAATTCAGACATGTAATCGCATCTGAGATTATCATGTGGGCATGAATACTTATGGGTTGAATTTGCTACTAAGATAAGCTTCTCTTTATTCTCCAGCTCAAAGATAGAATCATCTGGATTGAATACCGTATTAGCAATTACATAAGAGAATTCATCCTTATTGAGCTCCTTCTGAAGATCCTTTAACTCCCAGATATTCTTAGCAGAAGATGAGATGAATTTAAACTTCGGATATACTTCTCCGATATAATCTAATAAAAGATCACTTGCTACACAGCAATAGTTCTGATCATTCTCCATCTTCTTAGTATAAATATTACATCCATTATCATAAATATGGAATGGCTGGAGCTTAGTATTGGTATACTCAGCTACAATAGATACTCCACGATCATTGAACCACTTTGTAGTAGCATCTGCATTATCATTTGCTGCTCTGCCTACACAATATACTTCTCCATTCCAAATAGAGATAGGAAATACTCCATATACTCCCTTGATATTGCAATCATCTCTGAACCATTCTGGATGAGGAGTGAATGCAGGACGCTCAGGTTTCTTATTCTCTTCTGTAGCAGTATCCTCTCCTTCTGTTTTTTCCTCTGTTTTCTCTTCTAATAAACCATTCTTAAGGTTTATGAATGCCTGATTCATTCTAGCATTGAAATAGAAATCAGGTAAAAATAAATCTACCATATTTGTAATCCTTCCTTTCCTTTGAATTAACTATTAATTCTATCGTTTGATCAATATTATATTACTAGTAAAACAAGATTATAAATGCATTTGCACGTTTAGTAAGAAAGGAGATAAAGGCAATGGCAAAGGTTAAATTTTTCCTGCCTGGTGTAGGAGAACAGAGACTTAGAGTTCTTAATGGATCTCTGGTCGATAAGTTGGAGAAATATCCTCACATGTTTAGAGATGTAGAAGTAGGAGCAGTATATGGACATTATCCGGGTATTCCATGGAGTGGCGGAAGATTCTCTAATGGATATGCTACATATCAGGATGTCTATACAGATCTTGCATTCTATAATAATACATTAGGAATTCCGGTACGCTACACATTTACTAATACTCTGGTTACAGAAGAGCTTTTGAGTGATCAGTTTGGTAATATTGTACTTATGGCAGCAAATAATGGAATGAATGAGGTTCTGGTAAACAATGATATCTTAGAGAATTATATAAGAACAAATTATCCGAGCTTCAAGATCTGCGCATCCACAACAAAGAGAATCACTACCAAGGAGCAGTATGACCAGTATAAGGGTAAATATGATTATATCGTATTAGATTACTCTTTCAATAAGAAACCTGAGATCTTTGAGTTAGAGGATAAGGAGCATATCGAGTTACTTATCATGACATTCTGCTGGGATAATTGCCCTAATAGAATGCATCATCAATATGTCACCAATTATAGTGATCTGAATCTCTTCTCAAGTGAGCAGCACTATGGTATGTATACTTGCCCATTCTTTAGAGATAAGAATTGGACATTCCATGATCATATGAAGATGCATACTGGACATATTATTGATCCTGATGAGCTCTATGATAAGTATGTACCTGCTGACTTTATCAATATGAAGCTTGAGGGCAGAGGCAATGATATTTATGATGTAATGGAATCATATCTCTGGTATATGGTATTGCCTGAATATAGAAATGAGCTTAGACTCATGATTGCTAAGGATATTGCTATTGGATCTTGCCCTCAGATGAGAGCACAGCAGTCTGCTAGTTAAGAAAAACACCGGGGTGCTGCATAGGCACCCCACTTTATTTCATTGGTATAAGAAGATTCCTCAATTATATATTATCAACTTGAATAAATATACGTATACCATGTGGATTCGCCACATGATCATCTCTTTCAGGGAAGCTTGTGTAAAACTAGCAAGCTTCTTTTTTGTATTTAAAACTTCATATGATTATATATTATACCTTTGTAATGGGACATTAGTACATAAACAAAGGAGGAAACACAATGGGACAAAAGTTTGATGATGAAGATGTTAGGGAGTCTATACGTACTATAACTATAGATATCCTCAATAGAGATCTTCTCAAAAGGCAGGCTGAAATTAAAGATGAGCTTAAGCAGATGAGAAAAGATCTTAAGAAAATGGAGGAGAAAAGATTAAAGCCTCTATTAGATCGTAAGCTCGAAGCAAGTAGAGAATATGAAGAGCTAAAAGCTCTCACTAAAAAATTATCTGGTGATCGTAGCTATGCTTTATTCAACTATGGGAGATTAAAGCGTACAGAGGATGGCAATATTATAAATATCATGGCTGCTGACAAATATAAAAGCCAAACCAGAATGCTTGATATTGCCATAGAGAAGAACTTAAAAGCTATAAAGAAATTAGCTATTGAGTTAGATGAGCTTGATAATAAGGAGAGAGTTACTAGGCCTGATCATTCTAGTGAAGAACTTGAATGCATTGCTGAAATGAATGAACTCACTGCAGAGGATGATCTTATTGTAAATCAGATCAACTTCAATACTACAGTATCTACTAAGTATGTATTAGCTGTATATGAATTAATGGTTAATAAATCTTGGGCTGCATATAGGCCATTCAAAATCAAGAAAAGAACTGTTATTATCAATGACACTGCTAATGATAAATTAGCTCAGATGTTTAGCTGGTACAGTGAATGGAAAGGTGTAAATGATAAGACCTATGATATACTATATGAGGGAAGACATAAATATGCTTTTGAAGATCGTAGTATATTTGGTGGGCGTTCAGCATATCGCCAGCAGTATATTGAAGATCCTACGCAACTCAGTGTAGACTTTGATGATATGGAGTATAATGATATAGACTCTCAGATTTACTTTAATAGTGTATATCAGAAGAAGAGTTTCATATCAGGCACAATGATTTAAAGAAAATAAAAAGGATAGCTTCGGCTATTCTTTTTTCTAAGTTACGGTAAAAGTCCTCTTTTTCAATTATATAATATCTCAGTATAAAGGATAGGTAAATAGCTCCTATCCAAAACTTGTAACTCTAGGAAACACCTAGAAGAAATGGAGGAAACCATGAAAATGAGCATTATCTCGAAACTCACAGGAACTGGAGACCAGATCTATACATCATCTGATGATATCAGAATGAACAAGGATACTGGATTCGACATCAGTCTCCTAGTAACTAATGGATCACCGTACTGTACTGAAAGTACAGCAGTAAGCATCACTGAAACTTTCGCAAAGTTAAAGCAGGTGCATATGATGCTCAACAGCGTGTCTGGTGGCGATCACATGCTGCTTGAGTGTGCTGGACATTCACTCATTGTAGAGGCATACGTAAATGCAGCTATTGCATGTGCTGATGACCTTTCCAAGAGACCATCAACAGGAACATGCTGGGATAGTTTTAGACAACTCATCCAGGAGCTCCTGGATGATGGCTATGTACTCAATGATGGGTGGAAGGATGCGATCTTCGGACATGGGGAGGAAGTAAGCGTTCTTACTAAGTACTTTAAGGCTAAGCTCAACGAGCTTGAGAAGAAAGGAGATGAGTAGAATGAAGAATATTAAGAGACAGAGTATTCGCATTCGCCGATAGTGACTGTCACTATCGGAAAGAAGGAGTTCGCAAACCAGCGGGCTTCTTTTTTTAATAAGAAAGGAGTGATTTTAATATGAGAAAAATGATTCAATGCGTATCATTTAAGCATGGGGTTCCAATAACTACAGAACCACCAGCAGTACAACAAAATATGCATTCCCCAAACGTATATCAGGGGAGATCTAGACTTACTATACATCATGAATTTAATGAGTTTCCTAATATAATTCAATATGATGATATAAATCCAACTATTACTTCTCCTAGTGAATTATGTGATATACAATTCTATATGATTAAGGAAACTCTATTAGATGCTGATCTATATAGGCAATTCATATCTAATGCTGTAATGAGATTCAGAAGAACTAGAGCATATAAAGATATTAAATCAGGGCTAATGGCTGCTGGAATGGATCATTGC